GATTTGCAAAATCATTATCAAACGCGGCTGGAGTCCCCCTTGCAAAAGTGATGGAGGATTTATCATCGTTGACAGAAAATGTCAGACTAACTTTTAGAGGAACAACCACTGAGTTGGTTAAATCTACCGTTGAAGCAAGAAGATTGGGAATGACAATAAACGACGTTGCAAACGTAGCAGAAAAACTTTTGAATTTTCAAGATTCCATAAATGCAGAAATTGAAGCAAGTGTAATGATGGGAAAGAATATATCTTTCAATGACGCCAGAGTTTTGGCGTATAGAGGAGACATATTAGGAGCAACAAAGAGTATTCTTGATACCGTTGAAAAAACAACAGATTTAAACAACGTAGATTATTTTACACTTAAAGCTATCGCAGAATCAACCGGATTAAATGTTTCACAATTGCAAGATAGTTTACAGATAAGAAAAGATATACAAACAGTATCAAGACTTGGAACTGATGAAGCAAGAAAACAATATGGTTTATATCAATCATTAAACAATGCGTCACAAACGGCCGCTAAGACTGCCGGTGAAGAAGCATTGGAAAGATTAAAAAATACAAATAATTTGGCTTTACAAAAGCAATTTCAAACTGAACTAAATGGTTTAATATTGCAATTAGGTCAAGCATTATTGCCTATATTACAAGGATTGAGCGATGTTTTAAGTTGGTTTACTGCGCTTAACAATAAAGTAAGAGAATTAACAAATGATACCACTGCAAAATGGATCGATGTTTGCTGGAATTGGAAATTTTATGTCTTCGTTGGGAAATGCAACTACAATTCTTGCGGCAGCGGGTTCGTTGTTTATTCTTGCTGAAGCACTTAAAGCATTCCCTACCGATTTAGGCGGATTGTCAATTGGCGAATATATGAGGGATGTCGCGGGTGGTATTTTATATTTATCTTTGGCTATGGGACTTGCAGGCCTTGGAGTAGAATTTATGGCTCTTGGCGCAGTATCTATGGTTTTGCTTGGTCTTTCTCTTCAATTTTTGGGGAAATCTTTACAAACGATAGTAGATCCAATAAAAACATTCTCAGATTCATTTTCAAAATTGGTTGATACAATCAACACTGATAATATTACTAAAATGAAAGATGGTGTTGTTGCTGTAAAAGAAGCAATGACAGAACTTCGTGGAGAACTACAAAAGTTTAGTAAAGACGATTTGGGGGTATTAGAAAAACTTGGAAATTTAAAAGCAAATATTTCTGCTGGAATAGAAGGTGGAGAAGTTAAGAGTAAAGAATCTGCTAACACCGCTATGGCTGAAACCATCAAAAGTGCGGTCGTGGAAGGAATGAGACAAGTTAAGATTAGTATTTCTCTCGACGGTAAAGCGGTTGGCACAGGAATCGCATCTACTCTTGCTTTTAGTCAACCGGCAAGCACGTATATGATCGGAACAAAACAAGGAGAATTTGTATAACATATGGCAAATGAAAATAACATAGATGGATTGATTACAACAAACAATCCACAAATTCCGGCAAATGGTCTAGTATTTCCTAGATCATATAGTTCTACGCCGTCTCCAAATAGAATACTTTCTTTATTTGATGCTAACAGTGCTACACTATATACAAAATTTGGGTATTATGAAGCTGCTGGTTCAGGCAGAGGATCTGTAACACAACAACCATTCTTTGCTGTCAATCCTAACAATGAAGAAGTTGGCCCTTTGCGTTCTTTTACGAGAATAAATGCCAGAAAAATAAATGACGATAGAAATTTTCCTATAGCATCCACAGACGAAGATATCATAAGAATTAGAAAATTTTTAAGATCTAATGAAGGAACTCGTTTTATTGTAAAACAAACGTTATTACAAGGATTTCAAAAATTCAACGAAACTAAAATATACAATCCTCTATCTCCTATAATTGCAGTAACCAGACCGGGAACTTTAGGATTGGCGTCAAGACCAACCAGATTTATTGAACCTACGTTGGGAGGACTTTTGGGTGCAGTTGGATTGTCTGCAATATCATCTTTGATTGGCGGTGGCAACCCAACCCCACCTGCCGGAACAGCGACGGGTCAACCTGCTAATTTTTTAAATTCGATAAATCCATTTAGTTCAAGACTTCCTGGTGCATTACCAATAAACCACCAAGACGGCGGTAAAGGTTTGACGAGAGGTGCTACTGCAACTGAAGCTTACAAGAAGTTCACTGATTATTGGGCACCTAGAAATAAAGGATTATTGGGCAGATTTTTAGATATTGGAAATTACATCCGTGCTAATACGTTGTTGGGATCTTTGTTGCCTGTAGGACAACCATCAGGAACCATATATAAAGCTGATGAAAATTCTTATGAATTGATGATAAGAAACGGAACTATTTCACAAACATATAGTCCGCCTGGTTTGTTTGGAAGAATAAAGAACCTTTTCTTGGGAAGTTCGCCTGCAATTCCACGTTTTGTATGGACTGACAGTTTGGGAGTAGAACAATACGGTTTAAGACAAAAGTGGGCAAGATTTAATACCAAATCAAACTCGCAGATATACTACGAAACTGCCACGTTGCTTGACAATAATACGGGCCAACTTACAATATTTAATCGAACAACTATAAGTAAAGTTTTTCAACCATATGGAAATGTAGTAATAAATCCTGTAGTTACTCCAAATACTGAGCTAGAAGAGGGTTTTACGGCAACCACCGATGAACAATCTGAAATATTAAAAAATTACGATGATTATATAAATAACGTTCGTGGAACCAATACGTTTTCAACGGCATATCCAGAAAAATTTCAAAATTTACGGGCCCAACGAACAACAAAAGAAGTTGGTGCTCAAAGACCAATGACAACCGATAATATATTGTCGAACGATGAATTTACAGATTCTACATATATAAAAAGATTCTCCGATCCTCTTTTGGCAAAACAATTACTATCATCAACTAGTGGAAAAAATTTGGATCTGAGTTTAAGTGACGTAATAAATGAATCCAATGTTATAAACGATATATCAGATTTAAAAGATAAAGATTTAATAAGATTTTGGTTTTATGATATCGCAAATAGTAAATACATACCTTTCAGAGCAACGATGAAGGTAATAAACGAAAGATATACCAGTGATTGGGATAATTTTCAATATATTGGAAACGCCGATAAAGTATATAACTATAAAGGATTTACACGGTCTCTTAGTTTTTCTTTTTCTGTAGTTGCAATGAGTGTTAGAGAATTGAGTCCTATGTGGACAAGAATAAATTATTTGCTTGGATTATCTAAACCTGCTAAATATTTTAATAACGAATTTATTGTTCCGCCATTAATTAAAATAACTATTGGTGACATGTATGTTAACCAACCTGTGGTTATTACGAATATGGGATTGGCTATACCTGATAATGCGACTTGGGAAACGTTAACTGACGGAGCTGAATATAATTTTTCTGGAACTCTTCAACTAAATTCTTCAGATGTAGCCCAAATGCCTATGGAAGCTGATATTACCATAGACTGTAATTTGTTGGAGATCAGTAAACCACAAGTTGCAAATACAAGTAATTTTGGATGGAATAAGACAGTAACAACTATATGAACAGATATGATTATACAACTATTGGTAAAAGATGGGATGGTAAAAATGTTTATAGAACATTGATATATCCTGTTATTCCAGAATCTGATTCTGATATATATATCACGGTATCCGACAATGATTATTTGGATGCATTGGCATACCAATATTATAAAGATACTAGTTTGTGGTGGATTATTGCAGTTGCAAATAATCTAGGTAAAGGAAAATTAAGTTTGGATGTAACAAAACAACTTAGAATTCCTACAAATATAACGCCGATATTACAAAGTTTTAAATTAGCAAACTCATAATTATGTCATCTGAACGTCCATGGGAAGCCGGTCCATTTAGAAATTTCGTTGTAGAGGAATTAAATTCGAGAGTTAAAGGACTATCGTCTGGTATTAATCAGATTCCATTATCGAATGGCGAAATGGATCTAAAATCTGGACCGAGAAGGCATTGGATTCGTGCATTTTCAAATGGGTTTGACAAAAGCAATCAGTCGGATGATAACGACTCTAATTGGGGGTTGATTTTAAAATCGCCAGACGCTTCGTATAACATAACAACATTAGACACGTTTTCTGCAAGATATGGCATCTCTCCTCAACAACAAATATATGGATATTCTAATAATGAAACTCCTAAATTAATAAAAAATCCTCAATACAGAATAAATGTCCCGGAACCAGGCATAACATCGTTTACCGCAGATGTTCAAAAAAACTTTTTTATAACTGCAAAGTTAAATTGGGTATGTCATTCTATCGATCAACTTATTGCTATAACCCCATATTTTTTAACACCATTGACTACGGTATTTGTGGAATGGGGATGGAATAATTTTAATGAACAGTCTCTTATTAATTTAACAAGTTATAATGAATTAAAAACAATATCTGAAAATCATTTTGAACACTATGATAAAAAAGTTCCATATTCAAAAGGAAACTATGAATTCATGGTCGGTGACATTACAAATTTTGAATACAGTTTAGAAGATAATATTATAAAAGGTTTTACTGAAATAAGATCTAGACAGATGTTGTATAGCGGATTTAATATTCGTGGATCAAAATCAGTTACACCGCAAACAAGTCAAGATACTCAAAGTCCCGTTTTATCTTTTAGAACACAGTGTCAACAAATAATGTCCGGACTTGTCAAATTATCATCCAATTCGGATATACCTATAAAAACTGATGCTAATATTGTCGCGGGACCATCGATAGATACCGGAGATAAATCTATAGACACTGTTCTAAAGGGACTATTTTCAATGTATGGTGACAAATATGGAGTCGATGGGGAACGTGTATGTGCTTATGTGTATAAATATCCAGGAGGCAAAAAGACTTCTATCCCAAATACACAAGATGGATCAAATCAAAGTGTCGATTTAAGTGATTATTATATAACGTTCGAACTAATGGTTGATATATTTAATGCGTTAAAAAATAAATACAAAGATAGCAGTTTTCTTAAAAACTTTTATGAAGTTAACGTTACAAATTCGAAAGTTGGTTATCACCAAAATTTAATTTCAACTAGTCGTAATGTATTGATACCAAATCCAACCGCTCCTAAATTTAATGGAAAAAATTCATTGTCTTATGGTTTATACGCAGATGAGAAAACCAAATTTGTTGGAGATACAATCGAAGTAGAAAATGGCTCCGATGTTCAATCTGTAACAAAAACCACAGGACAAGAAGTTAATGCTGCACTCGGAATGGTTGAGAATTCTACAAATGGAATAATTACGTCCAACAATTATAAACAATTACCACCAAATCCTGATATTCAGTTAAGTTTGTTGGTTCAATATAGAGGATCGGTATATAGAAACAATTTGGATCTTGTTTTAAATCAATACGGAAGATCATATGTTGGACGCACATTAAGAGGTGGGCCAACCGCATTTGATAAAGATGGTTTAATTAAAAATATATACATAAATTTAAATTTCATCAAAGAATTGGTTGTGATTGATGATAATGATGTCATTGATATGAAATCATTTTATGATGGAATTCTTGCTGAGATAAATGAATCTGTATGTGATTTTTGGAATTTAGAACTTGTAAATAATGAGAATAGCAAAAAACAAAATGAAAGGGACGGTGTTGGGTTACAAGTGGTTGATGTAAAAAATGGATCAAAAAAAGGAGATGACGCAAATCGTCCTGAGATTTATACATTTGATTACGGTAGTAACAAATCTATTATAAAAAAAATCAATTTTACTACATCATTGACCAATGCAATGGCAAATCAAATATTATATAGGTCTTTTGGAAATACTTCTCTTTCTACAAATAATATTATAGATTTTTCAAATGATAATCTTTATGTAGATAGAATAAAAGGAAGTTATAGAACCGCAAACGAACCAAAGAGTTCTGAGACAATGTTGACATTTTTGTCTATATTACAAAAGTATCTTACATTTGATTCTCAAAATCCCTCTACGTCTTATTTGATGAGAGTCCAAGTATTTGGATTGAACGACGAAAAAAATAAAGATATGACCGAGAGTGTAACGATTAGGAATTTTGGTGCCGGTTATGCTGGACTTGGCGGTCTTAATCCTTCTATATCAAAATTACAACAACCCACGATTACCGATGTTGCATATAAAAAGTGGAACATTGTAGATTTGTATATTCCTGAAAAAGAAGCGTTGGTTTATTTGTTGAATGATAACAATAAAAAAGGAAATCCAAATGTATATTGTGCTCCGATAAGAAACGTAGAACTTGAAATTGCTTTGATGGGTATTGCCGGTATACGAGTATTTGAATATTTTAAAGTTAATAATTTACCGCCTCCGTTTAATAAAAACATTGTTTTTCAGGTGAGAGATGTGAATCACACGGTTGATGAAAATGGGTGGGAAACTAGAATAAAAGCGTCCTTGAGACCGTCTTTTAATATAGAAAACATATGACGATATATCCCAATAATACTAGAAATATTACTTTTAACGAGATCAATACAAATTATCCGATTTATAACAAAGTAATACCACAACAAAGTGATTATGAAAATGGATTTTTCTATCGTTATTTCGTTAAGAAGGCGAATGATAAGATGATATATGAAATATCTAGAGACAATTATATTGATGTTTCGCCTGATATATACATCAGAATTGCAATAAACTGGAAATTGACTGGAAAAAAGAATGACATTTATCAGAACAAAATAAAAATTGAAGAAGGTGTTTATGAATATAATAAAAACCAAATCAATATTCATAAAAAATATATGCCTGGGATTGAGAACACTTTAAGAAATCCTCTGGAATACTGGAAACCAAGTTAAGTTGACAAAACAAAGTTTCTGTTGTAGATTATTATAATGGTCATACGGTCGAGTGACGAATACAAACTTTTTCTAAAAGAAAATAGAGACGACGATTTAATCTGCGATGTAATTCAAGTAGATGATCGTTTTCATCCATGCGTATCAATTCCTTCTTTATTTTTCTCGTATAATATTCGTAAGCAAAAAACTAACGTCATTTCCATAAATCACAATGATTCATCATTTAAACTTGATGTTGAACAGTTAAAATATGATTTAAACCGACTGAGTGGTAAAAAGTGGGTGTTTGATAAAAAGAAATTTAGTCATATTCTTCCTATTCAAAATCTGTTTGACATCAATATCATATTCTTTATCTCTGATGGCAAAGTAGATGATTATAGTGAATACGATACCGCATCTCATAATTTCTATAAACAGAAGTTTTCTAACTATAGTGATATAAACAAAGTTATTCCTATTACAAAACATTTGGAGAAATTTGAACAAATGTGTGTGGAATCATTGAAACGAGTTAGAAATGTAAGGCTAGACAGTAGTTTTAATGATTTAAACGGAATTATAACGGATAATCTACAGATTCTAGAAAAGAATGGATTAAAAGTTAACGAAGACATTTTCAATACTCACTTTGGAGATAAGAACGTTAAGGTAATAAATGAATTTGTGTATACACAGTATAATATGTATACATCCACGGGTAGACCTAGCAATCGGTTTGGAAATGTAAACTATAGCGCCTTAAACAAGGAGAATGGGTGTCGTAGTAGCTTCATAAGTAGATTCGGAAAGGATGGTATTCTATTTATGATTGATTATAGTGCGTATCATCCACATTTGGTAGCAAAGTTAATTAATTATAATCTACCGTCAAATGCTTACGAATATCTTGGACGGTATTATTACGGAAAAGAACAATTAACATCTGAGGAGATTAAAACAGCTAAGAATGTTACTTTTCAGTGTATGTATGGTAACATACCAGACGAATTGTTGGAGATTCCTTATTATAAAAAGATGAAGGAATATATTGATCATAGATGGGATTTCTTTAATAGATACCAATATGTAGAAACTCCGATCTTTAAGAGACAGATCACCACAAATCATATATACGAACCCAATCCAAATAAGTTATTTAACTATATTCTACAAGCAAGTGAAACTGAGTTTGGTATACAATCATTAGCTAGTGTAAATCAATATCTAAACAATAAACAAACAAAAGCTATATTGTATACGTATGATAGTATTTTGTTTGACGTTTGTTTGGAAGAAAAAGAATGTTTTGGTCAAATAAAGACTTTGATGGAAAATGGAAAGTTTCCTACCAAAAGTTATATGGGTGTTAATTATAATGACATGAAACTTGTTGATATATAAGAAATTCAAAATTTCAATAAATATTTATATATTTATACTATATGTTAACAATTGATGACATCCTACAAGAATACTTTATATCAAGAAAAGATGGAGGACTGAAGTTTAATATAAAAAATTCCGAAGATTTATTTCACTTCGAATCTTTTTTGATTAAAAATAAATACATTTCTCTGTTTGATAGAAAAAGATTAAATGAACTTTTTGAAGCGGAGGGGTCAGTTGTTCCTGATACTACAGAAGAAATCGTAAACTATGTAAAGAAAAGATACATGTCTTTCTTTAAGACTCAACCATCTGCTCAAGATTTGGAACTTTTGGTTAATTATGTCAGAGAGTTTAGAAAAACAAATCAAACGATAGATGCTACGTTTCAATTCTTGAGAGAAAATCCGTCTCTGATTGTGTATGAAAAGAATCAGATAGGTCAAGGTGAGTTTGCTTTTTATTTATTATTGCCTGATTCCAAAAAGATTATCGGTGATAAAGGTGATATTCAAATCGGTGAAAAGAAATACGAAATCAAAAAGATTAAGAAGGCAAAAGATACAATTCGATTTGGAACTAATATTGACTTAGACACTATTAACTCTTTTAGATACGTAACATTTGGTCTTAAAAAGTTATTTACATCCAAAGAATATAAAGACGGTGAAAAGATTCAAGAGATGTCAAATGCATATGATGCATTAATGGACGGATCAGAAGCATCTGTTACTCTTAAAAAACTAAATGCTTTTTATGATTTCATCGAACAACTCCGTAGCTATGTAGTTTACGAAAAATCACAAAAGAGTTTGTCATCAGAAAAAACTGCCGGTAAAAGTTTCGTATTCAAAGCAAATGATATAGATAAAGATGTATTCTTTAAGATTTCGTTTGATGATTTGAAGAAAGCGCTTCAATCGGGAAAACACCAAACCACTATTGAAAAAACAGAAGATACTCAAGACACTGAAGAATTAACGTCATTTGCTGAAGATGTCAATTCTTTGTTAAGTGTATTCTTGAAGAAGTATCCTAAATCAGAAATATTTCAAACACAAATGGTTGTTCAATTGAACGAAAAGTATAGAAACGCAGGTGTTGAAATAATGATAATCAATGAAAAGAATGAATTCTTGATTAATCCTCCGAACTTTAAATTTAATGCAATAAACCAATTTGTAAGACCGCAAGTAACATTAGGTTAATATGAACATACTATCTTATATAATAGAGAACATTTGTCTTGACTCACGTATAAAAGACGGCATTTTTTCGATGGAAAATAATGACCATTTGAATATTCTACAAGAATATTTGGAAACCACTTTGAATTTGGATGAGTCATCATCTGCCGAAATAAGAAATGCGATGGTTGAGGGTAAATATCCTGAACGACAAGCTTATAATGCTGCGGGTCTTCTTGTAACGTTTCCCACACCTGAATATAAACAAAGAGCAATTTCTCGTGGAACTCACTTTGAAGAAAATCCTAAGAAAGCCGCAGGCGCAAATGTTTTTGCACCAGAACCACAATCTTCTGAACAACCTGCGGCACAACCACAGGAACCAAGTCAACCATCTGCACCAGAACCACAACAACCAGAAACTCCTGCGGAAAAATTTTAACAACCGAATACTCTTTAGAAGAAGCCAAAGCAAACGGTTTCTATAATAAAGGATCTACTTGGTATACGGAAGAAGGTTCTGAAGTAGGAATTGCCAGATATGTCGAAGACATAGGCAAAATAATGATCCGCCCTAAAAAATGAAAAAACAACTACTTTGCACATTTTCAAATATCGATGAATACAAAGAACTAATTGAAAAAATTAGGAGTTTTTATTCCGTAAATGGAAATAAACTTTTTTTGTTTAGTGGAACAAAAGCTCCACGAAACGTTTATATCACTTACAATATAGATATAAATGAATCCAACCAATTTCCAAAGTTTCCAAATACAATTGGTCTTCACCGTAAAAAACAAACAAACACTTTGTATACGTTGAATGCCATGAATAAATTAATAACTGAGGAAAATAATGGTGTATTTGATAACAAATTCCAATTAAATTGGGAACTTTACAACAATTGCCTTATTTTAACCGGCGAGGTTTCCGTTAGAATAATTCCCATAAAACTTTTTGATATAATAAGTTGAAAGATTTGTCATTCTTGTTTATAGTTATACGTGTATTAGTTATGAATTAAGTCCGTGTGGATTTATCGAATAATTAATTAACACTTAACAATTAATATAATAAACAATTATGGCATTAGATCTATCTAAAATTAAGAATCGTTTGAATTCTCTCTCAAACGCAAATCAAAAGACAAATTTGATTTGGAAACCAAACCCCGGAAAGCAAGTAGTTCGTATCGTTCCCTACAAGTATAATCCTGAGAATCCGTTTATCGAACTCAAGTTCCACTACAATATCAACAACAAGACTTATCTATCTCCTGATAGTTTTAACCGTCCTGATCCTATTGTTGAATGGTCAAATCGTATGAAGAAGACCGGCAACAAGGAAGATTGGCAGTTGGGACGTAAGATGGAACCGAAGCTCCGAACCTATGTTCCTGTTTTGGTCCGTGGAGAAGAGGATCAGGGTGTTCGTTTCTGGGGATTCGGAAAGAACGTTTATCAAGAACTTCTTTCTATTATCAGTGACGCTGACTATGGTGATATTACCGATCCAGTTAATGGACGTGATATTGTTGTAGAGTTTAGAACCGCAGAAGAGTGTGGTAAGAGTTTCCCAGAAACTACCATTCGCCCAAAGCCAAACACTTCAGTTGCGATTGATCCTTCCCAGAAGGAATTGCTCGGTAAGCAAACCAATATTTTGGATTTGTTCCCTGAGTTGAGTTACGAACAGTTGAAGGGTGTCATGGATGCTTGGTTGAATCCTGAAAATGGAAGCGAACCAACTGTGAATGCAGTTGTGGATGATGATCCTGAGATGGAGGCAGCTCCGTCCGCACCAACTCCGGCACCAAAGGCAAAGGCTTCATCACCGTCCGCCTCTGCTAGCAAGACAAATACAGAAGACTTGACCAAGGCTTTTGATAATTTGTTCAACAGTTAAAATAACTGGTTTAGATTGGGGTGATGGTATATATTACTATCACCCCTTTAACTTATAAGTTTTATGAAAAAGAAATCACATGTTACGCAGAATGAATCACCACAACGAGACGAATTGGTTGAGTTGTTGGCAAATGAATTAAATAAAGCAAATAAAGACGGTGGTAAAATTGCTTATTTCTTGGATGAACAAGAAAACCCCGCCGATATTAGTGATTGGATTAGCACCGGATCATCAATGTTAGATTTGGCCATTAGTAATCGTCCACATGGCGGATTGCCAGTTGGAAAGATGGTTGAACTTAACGGATTGGAAGGAACCGGAAAGAGTTTGGTGTCTGCGCATATTTGTGCAGAGACACAACGCAAAGGTGGTGTCGCAGTAGTATTGGACACTGAAAACGCCGCTGCTCCAGAATTCTGGAAGAGTTTGGGCGTTGATCTAAAGAATCTTCTATATGTCCAAACGGATACTGTAGAGGATATTTTTGAAAAGATGGAACAGATGATTGGAATTGTTCGTAAGAGCAGTAAAGATCGTATTTTGACACTTATTATTGACTCTGTTGCTGCTGCTTCTACAAAGGCAGAATTGGAGAGTGATCACGGTAAAGATGGATTTGCTACTGGTAAGAGTATTATCATTAGTAAGGCCATGAGAAAGATCACCAACATGATTGGCCGTCAGAAGGTTCTTACTGTATTCACAAATCAATTACGTCAGAATCTAAATGCTATGGCATTTGGTGACAAGTATGTGGTGAGTGGTGGTAAGGCTTTGGCTTATCATTGTAGTGTCCGTGTTCGTTTGAACAACACTGGTAAACTCAAAAAGGGTGAAGAAATCATCGGTAATGAGTGTAAGGCAGTTGTTGTTAAGAACAGAATGGGTCCACCACAACGTCAAGCTAATTTTGATATTTACTTCGATAGTGGTATTGCCGACTATAGCAGTTGGATCAAAGTATTGAAGGAGAATAACATTATCAAACAAGGTGGTGCTTATTATACCTATAAGAAGGATGATGGCAGTGAATGGAAGTTCCAATCCAAGGACTTTGTATCCGCAATGCAGACTGATCAATCTTTGAAAGAAGAAGTTTATTTGAAGATTTGTGAGTCTGTTATTATGAAATATAAAGATCCTAATAGTCAGATTGTTGATGACGCTGTTGTGGATACTGATGAAGAATCTGCTGGTAGTGAAGAATGAGCAATCTAACTGACAATGAAAAAAAGAGGTTGTTTAGTTTGTTTGATCAAATAAAAACAACCCCGCAGAGTGAGGGTCTTAATCGGACCCTCAACTCTGATGTCCTTATAATCGACTTTATGAATACTTTTATTAGAGCATTCATGGCAAGTCCCGCATTGAATTCTAATGGAAATCATACGGGTGGTATTGCTGGATGTTTAAAAAGTATTGGATATGCGGTTAAATTGTTGAATCCCACCAGAATCGTAATTGTGTCTGATGGTAATGGTGGTTCAATGAAACGCAGAAAAATTTATCCTGATTATAAGGCTGGTAGAAAAACAAAGATCCGTCTCAATAGAACATATGAGGATCTAAGTAATCCAGATTCAGAAGAAAAGAATCTTAAAATACAGTTGATTAAGACTGTAAGATACTTGGATACATTGCCTGTTACAACTATGGCGATTGATCATATTGAAGCGGATGACACAATTGCATATTTAGCTACAGACTATTTTAAAAATAGTAATGTAACTATTATGAGTGCAGACAAAGACTTTTTGCAGTTGGCAAATGACAGAGTTAAAATCTGGAGTCCAACTAAGAAGAAGTTGTAGACGATAGTGATAACATTGATGGTATAAATGGTGCGGGATTGAAGACCATCATCAAATGTTTTCCTATATTTACTGACGAAAAACGATATTCATTACAAGAAATATACAATTATAGTGATACCCACAAGGGAAAGTATAAATTGTATAATACCATCTTGGAGAATAAAAACATCATCGAACGTAATTGGCAATTAATGCAATTACATGAAACGCAGATACAGTCATTTAGTCAACTCAGAATCAATGAAATTCTTGAGAAACCACTGATTAAACTTGACAGATATAAGTTTAGCAAATTGTTGTTAGAAGACAATATGCAAAACAATTTCCCCAACAGCATAATCTGGCTACAAGAGGTGTTTGGGAAAGTGAATTCATTTGTGGCTTAAAAAATCTTTTAAAAAAAGAGAAGTGGGTATAGTATTATACTCACAAGGATACGTTATTAAATTATGAGCGAAACATACATTATAGATAATCTAAAGAAGTTTGGAACTGAGTTTCAAACCAAGTGCATCTCTGCACTTGTGAGTGATAAATCATTTATTGAACGCATTAGCGATATTTTGGAACCGCAATCGTTTGAGACTGATGCACATCAGTTTATTGTAAAGGAAACCGTTAGTTATTTCCTACAATATAAAGAACTGCCTACATTGGCGGTATTCAAAGTCAAGGTTGATAGTATTGACAATGAATTGTTGAAGAAGACTGTTGTTGACCAATTGAGATTGGTTTATCAAAAGATCACTGACAGTGATTTGAAATTTATTAAGGAACAATTCCTTGAATTTTGTAAGAATCAAAAGTTGAAGAATGCGATCATGGAGAGTGTTGATCATCTGAAGAATGGTCAGTATGACAAGATCAAGCATGTTGTTGACGTTGCTATGAAGGCTGGTATGGAAAGAAATATCGGTCATGAATACGAAGTCGATGTGGAAAAACGTATGAGTATGATGGCTCGTAAGACCGTCAAGACCAATTGGACAGAAGTTGACACTGTTATGGACGGTGGATTGGCTGGCGGTGAAATGGGTGTTATTACTGCTTGTGCTGGTAGTGGTAAGAGTTGGGTTCTTGCCAAGATTGGTGCCGAGGCAATGAAGCAGGGTAAGAATGTGTTACATTATACTCTTGAGTTGAATGAAAACTACGTTGGACTACGTTACGATGCGTGTTTCACTGGTATTGATTTCCAGAACATTCGTAATAACGTTGATGTTGTAAAGAAGAAGATTTCTGAAGTTCCCGGCAAACTTATCATTAAGTATTTCCCCATCAAAACTGTGTCCGCTCACAGTTTGAAGCTTCATGCAGAACGTATCCAAACTCTGGGGACAAAAGTAGATATGATTATCGTTGACTATGCTGATATTCTACGTCCATCCCAAAGTGAACGTAATAGTAACAGTTATAGTGAGGCGGGCGGTATCTATGAAGAACTTCGTGGTATTGCCGGTGAACTTCAGGTTCCAGTTTGGACTGCAAGTCAAAGCAATCGTGCTGCTATGGATGAAGATATTATTCAAGCAAATAATATTTCAGACAGTTATCGTAAAATCATGACGGCTGA